AAGCTATTCTTGAGGCTATTGCTGCTGAAGCCCTAAAGCTGGAAGCGGAGAAGCAGCAAGCTATGGATCAGTTGGCCGCAGAGATCGAGACTACCCTGCGCCAGCGTATGAGCCAGCGTTCTCAGAAGGAAAACGAGTGGACGCTCTCTCGCGATCTGCACATGGGCTCCTTGGCTACGCCTATCTACCGCCAAGTGTTCCCGGAGCCGGGAGCGGACAGCGCCTCTCAGCGGGGGCGTAAGAAGATTCGGCTGAACATCATCAAGCCCAAGGTAAAGACCGCTGTATCTCAATTGATTAGCGCACAGTTTGGTGGAGGCGAAAAGAACTGGGGTTTGCTGCCTGACAAAGTGCCAGAAATTGACACTAACGTCGATCCGTCTATTGCTGTCAAGAAGATGGAAGATGTTATTGAGGATCAGCTTGAAGCCACGGACTACATGCGCGAGTGCAAGCTTGCTATGTACGACATGGCCATTCTTGGTACGGGTATCCTGAAAGGTCCGATCAACTCGGGCAAGCTGAAGAAGATTTGGCGACAAGAGTTGACGCTTGACGAGATGGGCAACCAGAAGGTTGTGCGTATCCCGGAGCTTACGCCAGAATACATTCCGTGCGTCAAGCGCGTTGATCCGTGGATGTTCTATCCAGACATGACAGTCAAGGATATCGCGTCAGCAGAGGATGCCATCGAGATTCATCCGATGAGCAAGCGCGATCTTCTTCGTTTGCAGAAGCATCCCGCGTACTTCCCTGACGTAATCCAAGAGATTCTGGTAGAGAACAAGAAGGACTTCGTTGCCCAGTCCCAGATTCCCCCGTACTCGTTCATGAACTCCGATCTGTTCAAGGACAAGTGGCTGGTAATCGAGCGCCACGGGCGAGTTGATCGCGATTGTCTGTGCAAGATGGGTGTAGACCTTCCGCCAGATTCGGACGAGTTTGAATCGTTCTGGGCAGAGGTGTGGGTTTGCTCGGGCAAGATCATCCGCATGGAGTTGAGTAATCTTGAGACTACTGACTCCGTTCCGTACGCTGTTGATGTGTGGGAAGACGATCCTTCGTGCATCTTTGGCTTTGGTCTGCCACTTCTTAACGAAGATCAGCAGCGTGTTGCTGAAGGGATGTGGGATGTAATCGTCGAGAACGCCAAGATCAGTTCGGGTCCGCAGGTTGTCATCGACAAGAGCCTGATTGAACCGAACCGTGACGGACGGTATGACATCGAGCCGTGGAACGTCTTCCTGACCAAGCAGTTTGGGGTTGACGCTCGCCAAGCTATCCAGTTCCACGAGGTGCCTAACCGGCAGCAGGAGCTTTCTAACGTCCTAGAGATGGCTAAGGGCTTTGCTGACGAGGAGGCTGCTATTCCCCTACTGGCTGGAGGTATGGATGCGCCACAACTCTCCTCGGGCGCTACAGGGCTGGCCCTTGTTGCCAAGGCTTCTACGTCTGTGTTGCACGAAAAGGCGCAGCAGTGGGACGACAACGTAACGTCCAAGGTCATTGAGTGGATGTACGACTGGAACATGCAGTACAACGAGGACGAGACGATCAAGGGCAGCTACGAAGTGGACGTGCGTACCACGACCAGCTTCCTGCGGCAGCACATGGAGATCATCAATCTCGAAAAGTTGATTGCCCAAAGCTCGCAGAATCCCGAGCTTCAGAAGGTCGTGAAACTGGACGAAGCAGCCAAAGCTTTGCTGACCAACATGCAGCTTCCTAGCAATAAGCTCGTCCGCAACGCGGAAGAAGTCAAGCAGTACATGGAGCAACAGCAGCAACAGCAGCAGAACCAGCCGCCCGACCCTAACGTCCTTAAAGCGCAGGCGGAAATGGCCCGCATTGAGGTGGAGAAGGAGAAGCTGGCCCTTGAGCGCGAGCGTCTTCAGTTCCAGCGAGAGCAGGCGTATCACCAAGCCCAGATGCAATACGCTGCCAAGCAAGAGGCTAACGATGCCCGTGTGCTGGAAGCCCAGTCTGGTCTGGTCAGGGAGCAGCTTAAGCGCGACACTGCTCTTATCCAAGCGGGTGGTAGGCAAGAGGTGGAGTACGCCAAGCTTCAGCAGGACGCCCAGAAGAGCGAGCGTGATCTCAGTATCAAGGAGTTTATGGCAGGCGCCAAACTTGAACTGGATGCCAATCAGCAGGCTCTCACACGAGAGGAGCTTAAGATGAAGAGGGAGACTGGCAGTGGCATCTGAGGCAAAGAAAGAGTACATGCGCAGGTGGTATCTTGAGCACAGAGAACAGCAGCTAGAGCGTGTCAAAGAGTACAGAAAGGGGCGGGAAGAGCAGATTCGCGCTACCAAAAAAGCTCACTACGAGAGAAACAAAGAAAAAGTAAAAGCCGCTGTACAGCGGTATAGGGAGGAAAATGCGGAAAAGGTACGAGAGTTTGGGAAAGAGTATAGGCTGCACAACAAGGACAAGATTACGGCCTACTGGCACAAAACTCCCGTAGAGGTCCGGATGTTACGCGCAGCAAAGACGCGCGCAAAGAGGGAAGGGCTTCCGTTTGATCTTGAGTTGTCGGATATCGTAGTTCCTGACGTCTGCCCATTTTTAGGCATTGCTATCTGCAAGCACAACAAAGGCAGTCACCAACCGAACAGTCCTAGTCTAGACAAAATCGATCCGACAAAGGGCTATGTAAAGGGGAACGTCCATGTCATTAGTTACAAAGCAAATGCCATGAAACGCGACGCCTCGGTGCAGGAGTTACTAATGTTTGCGTTGGGATGCACCAACATGTTTGGTCTTGTTAGCGGTTACGGAAGAACAAAGAACTCGAACTTAAGCGACAGACGGGGAGTGGTATCTAACTATGCAATCTAGGACGCAGGTACTCGCCGAAGTTATCACGAGTATGGAGAGGGACATCACACATCGACACGAAAAGTTGGAACGCTTGACCAGTACCGAGAAGGAACGAGACGCTGCTTGTGGCGAAATCCGCTACATCCGTGGCAAAATTGAAGAACTTAAGGCGAGCATCGCCAAGGGAGATTAACAAGAAATGGAACTTCTACAAAACAACAACGGTCCAACCGACCAGATTGACCAGAATAAGCTCTTTGAGCAGTTCTACAACGACGATTCCCTCGATCCGACGACTGTCGGTAAAACCGAGGAGGCCCCCGCACCAGCGGCAGCGCCTGTTGAAGAGTCCAAGGAACCCGCTGGTCAACCCGCTCCTCAGTCGTCGAGCGGTAGTGGAGAGGCAGAGCGCAAAGAAGTTGTGGCCGAACAGCCCCCTTCTCAGCCTGACCCCAACGACTGGTTGAGCACGCTTCCAGAAGCGGCGCGTAAGAACGTCGAAAACCTTGCCAAGCAGGCCAGTCTCTGGCAGCATAAGCATCAGGAACAGGCGTCCGAAAAGCGGCGTGTTCTGAACGAACTCAATCAATTGAAGAAGAAGGTGGAAGCTCCAAAGCCTCCGGTTGTTTCGGAGGGAGAGGAGGATGACGTTTGGAGTCAGCTAAAAGAAGCTGATCCGATTCTGTACAAGGCACTGGACAAGAAGCTCCGGTCCCTCGAAGAAAAGCTGGCTGGTGAAGCGGAACGCAAAGTTCAGGAAAAGCTTCAGCCACTTGAGCACGAGAGGCAAGAGTTGTTTGTACAGGAGCAGCTTGGGGCGTTGGAAGCTACTGTGCCGAACTGGCGAGAAGTTACTAGCGATCCTTACTGGAAGATGTGGTTGGATTCACAGACTCCGGGTACGCAAGCTATGTTCAACAGCCCGTACGCAGCAGATTCGATCAGGCTCCTTAAGCTGTACGCAGATGACATGGCGATGATGTTTTGGCAACACACCCAGCAGCAGGTGCCGCAACAGCCCCAACAGGCGGCGGCAAACCCGCAGGCGCAGCAGGTAGATCAGGCACGTCAGCAGAAACTGGCAAAGACGGCCCCTCTTCCGGCAGCCCCGGCAGGCACCCCGAAAGCTGGGACGCTCACCCAAGAACAGATGTTCAACAAGTTCTACGATGATCCTGATGCGATCCTCGCACTACTGCAAAAACAATCGAATAGGAGTTAACACATATGAGTCAGTACAACACTTATGGCGATCTTGGCGAAACCGTAGGCATCTACGCAGCCGCCCAGTTCCTGAAGAATGTCGAACCCCAGCTTGTCTTGGAGAAGTTTGCCAAGGCTGAAATGCTGCCCAAGAACGCTGGTGACCAGATTCGCTGGCGCCGTCTTCGCCCGTTCCCGGTGAGCACTACTGCTCTGACCGAGGGCGTGACCCCCGCTGCGAACAACATCGAGTGGGATACCGTGACTGCGGATATCTACCAGTACGGTGCTGTGTCGCGTTACACCGATAAGGCTGCGGACCTGCTGGATATCACGGGCTGGCTGAATCCGGTCATTGAGGAGCACGCCAAGCAGAGCGCCACGGTGCGTGAGCAGCTTCTGTGGAACACGATCACTGCTGGTACTTCCGTTGCTTACTCGAACGGCTCGGCCCGCACTGACGTGAACACTCCGGTCGATCTGGACATGATC